ATATCTTTTGGTCTTGCAGTCATTATAACTATCATATCATCTTTGGGTATCTGTGCCCACATTTCTTTTACACCAGGTAAAAGTTTATCATTCTCATACGGCGGCTGGTTGACTTCTGCAATAGTACCATCAACATCAATAATCCATGTGTGTCCTAGGTTTTCACTAAGTTCAAAAGGAAATACATCTGCTACTTTTTTAGTAGGATAGTTTGTGTTGTTATAATCAAAGTCTTCTATCATTATTATACTTTCTCTAATATTACTGTATACTTTACAACATCGATTGTTACATTACCTCGTACAAACGGCTTTGGGCCTTTGATGTTTTCATGTATAATTTTCCAGCCCGGTATTTGTTGGATTTTGTCTTTCCACCACTGTGGATCTTCAATAATAAGATGTGCATTACGTCCGTCACTCAGTCGTTTCTTTGCAGGATGACATGCAATAAAGTGATGCTGGTATTTTGTACCTATTGTGAATAAATTTTCTAGTACACTATCAATTTGTTCTGGTTCAATGTGTTCTAGAACGTCACGACTGTACACCAAGTCAACAGATTTTGGTAGTTCAATTGGATGTGTAATTGGATCATAACTGTGTATGTCCATAGTGTTAGATTTCAAACTATCTAATGGTGTGCCTTTGCCGCAACCAAAATCTAGTATGCTGTTTACTGGATGATCCAAAAGAAAGTCTGTCAGTAACTTTGGTGCACCACTTGCAGTACCAAAGCTCTTAGCCGAATGAAGTTTCTCTAGTTGTAATGTATACTCTGGACTATTCTGCATTCTTGCTCCTTACATAAAGAAAGTCTGCCTTATCGACTTTACTGTGTAAAACATATCCATAACTTTCAAGAAGTTCAAAAGGGTCTGGCATATCTTCAGGTTGTCTGTCCTTGTGTATTCGAACTTTAGCTTCTAGTAGTACCACAGGTGAATTGTTCTTAAAAAACTGTTCGGCTCCTTGTAGCACATATCCTTCATGACTGTCACAATCAATTTTTATAAAATCGATATCTTCAAAGTGATAACTATCGAGATACAAACACTGCACTTCTGTTTGGTCATGAACATATATATCTTTTGGCAATTCTACTTTGTCGCTTACCCAACCTGAGAATGTTGTTTTGCCATTAAGCAACATTTTTGTTTCATTTACATTACTCAGTGCGATATTATATAATTCTGTATTTTTTATATCACGTGCTTTTAAATTTTTTTCACAACAAACATAAGCCATTGGGTGTGGCTCAAAACCAATTACTCGATCAAACAAAGATGCCATATGAACTGTGCTATCTCCTATCCACATACCAACATCAATTGCATTTCTACGATGCGTACACAACTCTGTTGCAATACTAATTGGTCGTTCACAAGGAAAACTATCATCACGCATATAGTCACCAGGACGTCCATTACTTAAAGAACTTGGAGTCCACCAATTTCCATTTTTTGTTATCATTGTTGTTCCATCCACATGTTACTTTTGTCTAACCACGGCAGAAGCAAGTCTCTCTGTCGTAGCATTCCGTATTTGTTTATGCTCTTTACTGCAATTTCTGGTAATAGTTCTGTATCTTCAATGAGATTATACAAATTAGTATTAGCAGGATCCATTGGTTCTACATTGCTTCGATATACAATAGCATACAACCACGGATCGCCAATACCTTTTTTAAAAAATCCACTTTTACAATCCCAACCGTTCACTGCTAACATATAGATTAACATAGGCATGGTAAAATGATACTTGTGATTCATCTGTGCATTATACTCAAGCATATTAAATTCTACGTTTGTAGTTTGCGGCACTGCTATTACCATCATTGCATCTTGCGACGCAACGTGCCACCAGTTAGCCAGTGCTTGGTAAGGATTTGTTAAGTATTGTAATACATCATAGCACCACAATACATCAAAAGGTTTTTTATTTTGATTAAATTTCTGTACGTCTTGTCGTTGAAATGAGATACCTTTATGTTTGACGTTAAGTTTGTTAAGAATATTAACTCCAGTACACCTGATGCCTAATGGAGCATGCGTATCATCGTTTATTTCTGCATCTGCCCACCATTGCAGGTCTAAGGCTTCATTCTGGCATCCTAGATCAACCATGTTACTGATACTTTCCATGAACTCGTTATGTTGATAAAGATCAGTTAAGACATTTTTTAAACTATGTTCATGTGCTAGTTGTTGACTTGTGAAGCTGGAGTATTTCATCTATTAACCTAGTTGTTTGTACTTTATGCGTCTTACTGGCATTTGTATGTATCTGTTCTACTAGAGCCGCATTACTTTCTAGTCTCTTCCAATATTCTCTACGTAGTGCTTTTGTATCTTTGCCAACTAATTTTGTTATTTCTTCTACAACCTTTTTCATCCTTATCCAAGAATCTTGTTCTTGATCGTAACGGTGATCAATAATGTCATCAAATAAATCGAATCCTTGTTCTCGCAATTTCCCTACAAGTCCCGGTACTGCATACCATATAGGAAACTGATACCAACTTAGTGCTTTATAGGACTTTTCTGTAATAAAAATACTGTGCCAGATGTTAGCATCAATTTCATTACTACTTTCTACTACAAGTTGCACTGGTGCTTGATAGAATGTTTCGTGATTGTGTATGAAATTTGTTGGGTAAGGAGATTCGACTAAGTCTACTACAATTGGGTATGCATAAGGTTTTATTATATCTCTAAAGTGTTGAGGGTCTGTTCCAGGATTTGTTCCTAGTGTCATTATCATCTGTTTTGCGTCAAACTGTTGAAGTAATTTTTTTGCTAAATGGCATCTACTTTCACTTGCACGACGCATTAATACTGTGAAATCTGAAGTCATTGGCATATTTAACCAGTCTACATTTTGTTTTTTTAAACCTTTGTACCAATGACCAAGGTAAATCATTCGGTCTGTTAGACAAATTGCAGGATACGGCAACTTGTCTACGTCTTCGTATGCAATAAACACCGCTCCAAAACGGGTCTCAGGAAGTCCGTGCTTTAATAACAGTATACGAAAGTGTTCAATGTCCTCTGCACTGTATCCTTCCCAACCGGCATTGACAATCCAAGAATAACTTTTTATATCTTCAGTACTAAGTCCAGCACTTGATAGATCATCTAAGAGATACTCTAGTATATCGTCATCACGCAATCGTTGTGTTAATACACCTTTCCAAATGTCATACCAAATTATATCATCAACAATTCGTATTCTATGAGATTCGGGTGTCATACTTGTACATCTTCCATACCAGCTGTACGCAGTCTTACTATGTGTCCTAGTTGCCACTGCTTAGTATCCAAGCCTTTCATAATGCCTAGATACTTGTTACGCAGAAGTGCAACTTCATTGATTAGTGTTTCAAAGTCAATTACTTCATCTTCACCATCTACATATTTTTCTGCATCACGACTGCTCAATGCACGAGCATAACCTTCTAAGTACTTTTGAAAATGTTTACGTCTTATTTTACGTAACTTTATGTGTAGGAAGTTAAGTACTGCTTCGATTTCTTGCAATTGATTAAATCGGTGTTCGGTTAGTCCAGGCAATGCTTTGATGTTTTTTTCAACAAGTCCTCCGACCCTGCATTCACTCTTGGCTATTTCTAACTCATGTTCATAATGAGTAATGAAGCCTGGAATCTCTACAAGATTGTTGGTTACTTTGCTATACCACATTAGTAGTCATCGTAGTTGAATTCTCCGTCATCATTGTACTGGTCTAGTAGTTCATCTCTTTCATCTTCTTCGAGATCATCTTCATCATGCTCTCCGAGATAGTCACCTACTGCTAGTTTTATTGCACCATCAAATTTAAATGCATCTCTTATTTCTTCTGCACTGTGATGTCCGATTAATGCTTCAACTACATGGTTTGCAGCTTCTTTGATATCACCTGTGTCATGCATGAACTGTCTTGTTTCTTTCCATACTAGTGCGGCTAAGTCTAATGACACTATACGTTCTCCTCGTTAAATGTTTCTGTATCTTTGATAGGAGCGGCAACTTCTATTACCTCTTCTTCTGGAGTACTTACCTCTTCTTCAATTTTATTGAAGTCTAGCATTACCTTGTCTAAACAACCATCTTCGTTACGTTCCCAAGCCTTACGGAACTGTAGTATTTCTTGATTGTCGCTAGTTAGAAAACGTAGTCTGTTGCCTTGTTTTGTTAACAAGCCAGTTGCTTCTGCTAGATCAACCAATCCACTGTATGGATTCATACCAGTTTCATATGGAATCTTTACTTGCACTGATTCAAATGGTTTTGCATATCTAGTTTTCATAACCTTACATGCGGCACGTATACCTTTTACTTGTGATATCTTGTTTCCATCTTCATCTTCTTTAAGTTTAAGTTTACGCATTGCAACAACAATACTTGATGCATATATAAAGCCTTGTCCACCTGATATCTTATCATCAGGATCAAACATGTCTTGTGATGCATACGTATGGTTAGTACATACCATTCCAACGTTATAACTTCCAAACATGTTTACAGTATTACGTACAAGTGCAGTCAATGCCTTTGGCTTTCTACCCAAGTCACCTTTCATATCACCAGATTCAAATTGGTTTACATCTGTTGGTGTTAGCATCATGCCTAAACTATCAATCACAAACAACACCTTAGGACGTTCTCCATCTGGTAATGCTTTGTAGTCTTTCATGAATGTGCTAACTGTCTTTGCAACATCATCAATCATTGACATTGCAAGTTTAAGCAACTTGTCATCACCAGTATCAACACCTAGTGCTTGTAACCATGCTTCATCTAGTGCGTTTTCTGTGTCAATAAGCACGACAAATATGCCTTGCTCTTGTGCATGTTTAACAATGTTACCCGCGGCAAAATAACTTTTACCTGCTCCTGATTCACCGGCAAACACTGTAACTTTACCCAGTGGACAACCTTTGTGGAAGTCTCCCGAGATAAGATAGTTTAGTGCATAGTTGCCTGTGCTAATCCAGTCTGTTGGATCGTTGAAGCCAATTGACAATCCGTCAATGCTTTTTGTAATATCCTTACGAAATTTACTTACGTCAAATGGTTTGCCCAATGTCTTCTCCTTCTAAAAAATTTATAACCACGTCGGCTATTTTTTGATGTCCATCTTCTACTGGATGTCCTTTTTCTAACTTACAGTCTTTTATTATCTCTTGATATGATGTAAGACTGATAAACATCTCCTTGTTAATATGTTTATACAAGTTGATAACTTTATTAAATTTATTGATAATGCGTTGATCGTTCATATTATCAAATTCTATAACATTTAAGGCTATAATCTTTTTAAAGTCTTCTATTGTGATAACTTGTTCATTATACACGTTATCTTGAAATGTGTCAAGAAAAAAACATCTGGTATTATATTGTTTTGCCATACTTTGTAAACTTATAATAGTCCGCAGACTATCTGTATATTGCTTATAACTGTTAAAAAACTTTTTAAAAACTTGGATGTCAGCTTGACCAGAAAGATGTTGATAAATCCTACCTGGCTTTTCTCCATACCCTGATCCAGTTTCCCATCTTGTCCACGATGATAAAAATACTAAGACTGTATCTACATTAGCATCTAAAATTCCTTCAACTGCTTTCCGATATATTCTATAGTTGCTAGACATTGCTCTTGATTTGTCAATTAATTTTGCACCAAAGTGTTTAGCAACTAAAGACGGCCAGGCGAACTTTTCACGAGGCAAAACTTCTAAAGGTGGTTATGCTGATTACAGTACATCAAAATGGGCAAGAAAAGAAACTGCATTAACAGAAGCAGAAGCCACTGCTATTGACTCACAAGGTTTATATAATTTAGGTGACT